TGGGACGAGACCATCAGGGATGCAACCCTAACACGCCGCATGCTGGAGGTTATCACTATCGGGCAAGACCGTGGACGATATCTCGGCCTGGGCGATGACCGCCTGTGGGTCGTTTCTGGGAAGGATGGGCCATGATCACCAAGATGGTCGGAGTTATCGAGGTTTGCCCGGTATGTGGACAGAGGCACGTCAACCCTGATGTTTTTTACCTAGACGACGATGCCCTGGAGGGGTGTATGGTCATTTGCCCCACGGAATGGCGCGGCGGCCAGGGGCGGTTTCGGTATTTTGCACTGCAGGAGGTGGTCAAACGTGAGCAAGCGGCCAAAGGTTTATCTGGCTGGCGCGATAGACGGACAACCAGCTGAAGCTGTAACGAGGTGGCGCCGGCGGGCAACCGAGGCGTTACAACGGGAGGGTTTTGAGGTGATTGACCCTACCTGGGGTAAGGATTTGACGGCAACCTATGACCCGCGGGAGATTGTCGAGGCCGACTTGACTAACGTGGACCGGGCCGATATCCTGTTGGTCGAGATGAATACCCCGGGTCACGCCTACATCGGGACGGCGATTGAAATCCGCCGGGCCTGGGAACAAGGAAAGCCAATCATCTGCTGGGGCACGGTTAACCGCGCGAGTTACTTTCTGCTATATCATACCTCAGCCATATATGACACCCTCGATGAGGCCCTGGGGGTGATCGTGAATGGCAACTATCCGCGAGATATTAGAAGCCAGGAATGAGATAGCTCTCGAAGGCCCGACGAGCCTTGAGCAGCTGGAAAAGATTATAACCCAAAAACGGAACGAAAAGAAAAACAGGCCACCAAAGCAAAAGCAGACCAGACAGGAGGTCCGCAAGGATTATATGAACCGGGCTGAGCGGGAGGAATTCATGATATTGGCGGCTATGGCCGGCAAGCTCGAGGAGGTCATTGATAACTGGGAAAAGCATAATCGGCCACGGGAACGCATCAAGTGGGCCAAGACCTCCTTGACCTTCCTCTACAAGGCCATGGATGACTGCGTGAAAGGAATTCCGCTTGAGACCATCGCCCAGGTTGTGCGCGAGGTAGGCCTGTGCACCATTGGGGTTATCGAGTATGAACCCAGGAGGCGGTGATAATGGCAGCGCAACATAAGCGGCCGGGGCGCAAGGCCAAAGAGGAACGTAAACGGCGGGCGGCAGAACGGGAAGCCAGAAAAAACTTGAAAGTCATAGTGGGCTATCCCAGGAGAGGCGAGGCAAGAGACGATTTTAACGTGGGCCGCCTGGTAATATGGGCGGAGGTAGTGAATGTTGACCAAGGGAAGAAAGAAAAGAGATCCATTCCCGCCGCGGCCGATGCCGACGTCGGCCGAAAAGGACGCGCGAGAGCAGCGCAAGGCTTTAAGTGATATGGAGTGGCAATTTAAGCCGCCAATTTTAAGCGTGGATATTAAAACAGGAAAGGTCACCTGGTACCGCCCGCTGTTCGGGGAGCCGAGGCGGTGCTCTGGTGACCAGAAAGGAGGAACCAAATATGGCAACTGAATATTTCGACGCCCCAGAGGTTGAAGAGGTGGCCAGGCACCTGATCAACACAATCCATAGCCACCTAGCGGAGGCCAAGATTAAGTACCTGTTCAGGACCGGTAACTGGTCAACCCAGAAACGGGAAACATGGGGCAAAGCCCAAAGGATAACCGGCCAGCAGGCTTTTTTGACTGGGCTGGATTTCGTGATAACTATTCACCGGGATGTTTGGAGCCAACTGACTAATGAGGAGCGCATCGCGCTGGTGGACCATGAACTCTCCCACTGCTGTCGCGGTGACGACGATCCCAATGGGAACCCAACCTGGTACATCCAGGGACACGATGTTGAGGACTTTATCGGGGTAATTCGGCGGCATGGTTTGTGGCGGCCATCGCTTAAGAAGCTACATAAAGCCGCGCAGGAACATGAGCAGCTGACGATATTCGACCAGGCGGAGTTCCTGCCGACGGGCACGGAAGGTAATACACAGTGATGGGTGTGAAATGGGATGCTCGGGTGGAGTCCACTTCTCCCCCTTCCGTCTGGATTTGCATACCTACACTGCCGCCGAGTTTGAATGAGTGGTCACGGAAGCACTGGAGGGTGCGACACCGGGCAGTTGAAGAAATGACAAATAATCTGCGGCTGCTGGCTTTAGCGGCCAATATACCAAAAATTGAGCGGGCCGAGGTCCGTTTGGTTTATTACTTTAAGGACCAGAGGCGCCGGGACCCGGACAACTACGCCGGGAAGTTTATTTTAGACGGCTTGCGGAAAGCCGGAATTATTTCTGACGACAATGCCGGGGTCCTTCGCCTTCCACAGCCGGAATTCCGGGTGGACAGACAGGCGCCAAGGACAGAGGTTTGGATTACTGAGTGGAAGGAGTGAAGCCATGCGGGTAAGTGAACAAATTGTCGCAGAGGCCAAGTCCAGGCCGGAGAAAATGGACGTCGTCACCTATGGTAAAGTTACTTTCGTAATACAGGACGGGAAACTGGTTCGGGTAGAGGTCCAGGACGGATGGGTGGCGAGCAGAAAGGAAAAAACAACAACAGCCAAGTAACGCATGGCTGACCCGTATATCGGGAGGCCGATGCTACTGGTGGAAAGCACCAGTGGTGTCGGCCTTTTTACTTGATCATTAGGGGGTGGAAAATGTGCGCGAGGATATGCGTGACCTGCTGGACGAATATTGTAAGTCCTTGGCTACAGTCAGGAAACTGATCCGTCAGGCCAGGGCTAACGGGCGGGAGGCTGATCTGAAGATACTCTACGGGATGGAACAAGACCTCCAGTGGACTATCGAGTACATGGTTACTGGATTCCCGCCGCCGCAAAGCACCGGACCATACCGGCGGACTATTCCGGTGGACCCACAGAAGGTACTGGTCTGGTTTTCATCCCCTCCCCCTCCTCCACTACTACCCGTCGAGCAGGTGCGTCGGAAAATACTCGCGGCACTAGATATATTAAGCCCCCAGGAAAAGGAGGCATATCTGATGGTTGTTGGTGAAGGCCTTTCCTATGGGGAGGTCGCCAAAATGATGGGCGTTAAGCGTGCAACGGTTCAAAGCTATGTAAAGCGGGCAAAAGTCAAAATATCAAAACGTCGTGCCATACAGCTGAAACATAAAAGTGAAGGGGAAATTGCTGCTGCATCTACTGCTCGGGAGGAGGTGTTCGGGGATGGAAATAAGGACTGTGCCTGTGGAGTTGATCAACCCGGCTCCCTACAACCCGAGGAAAGACCTTAAACCAGGCGATCCAGAGTATGAGAAGCTGCGCCGGTCCATCGAGGAATTCGGTTTAGTTGAGCCCTTGGTCTGGAATGAGCGAACCGGGAACCTTGTGGGTGGCCACCAGCGATTGAAAATCTTGCTGGCCCAGGGGGCGAAGGAGGTCCAGGTCTCTGTCGTTAACCTGGACGACCAGCGGGAGCGGGCCCTGAACATCGCCCTTAACAAAATCTCGGGTGATTGGGATAACGAGAAATTGAAGGACCTCTTGGAGGAACTGGATACTGGGGTCTTTGACATCGAGCTAACCGGTTTTACCGAAGCCGAAATTGAGGACCTAATGACTCAGTTCCACGTTGAGAAAAAAGCGGATCCTGATGAATTTGACGCTGACGCAGCGGCCGAGGCAATAGTGGAACCGGTGACCAAAAAAGGTATGATATATGCCCTGGGTCAGCATCGGTTAATGTGCGGTGACGCCACGTCTTTTGAGGACGTTAAAAAACTCATGGGGGGGGGCGTCGCTGATATGGTGTTCACTGACCCTCCCTATAACGTGGCTTATAAAGACAGCAAAGGTAAAGGCATCAAGAATGATAGCTTATCTCCGGAGCAATTTAGGGAGCTGTTGGAGCGGGCTTTTGCAAATTATGCACTGGTTACCAGCGATCGGGCTGCCTTCTATGTTTGCTATGCATCCAGGGAACATATTGCCTTTGAACAGGCCATGAATAAGGCAGGCCTGGAAGTTCGGGCGCAGATTATTTGGGTTAAAACGGTATCATCATTTGGGTTTGCAAATTACAAGTGGCGCCATGAGCCAATTTTATACGCGGGCAAGGCCGGGAAGCCTATTAACTTTTACGGCAATCGCCGCCAGACCACGGTTTGGAATGAAAATGACCCGTCATTCCAGGTTGAAAAGACCAAAGACGGCCTAGTGCTCAAGTTTTTTGACGGGGAGAAAACCTATTTTGCCGAGGTGCCGGCGGTCACCAACATTGAGATTGACGATCCTGCTCTAACTACGATTTGGGATTTCAGTCGGGAAGTTAAATATGTACATCCCACACAGAAGCCGGTCGCACTGGTTGAACGAGCAATAAAGAACTCCTCTAAATACGGCCAGATAGTCGTTGACTTTTTTGGTGGCTCGGGCACCACCCTGATTGCAGCAGAGAAAACAGGTCGGACCTGCTACATGATGGAACTGGACGAGAAATATTGCGACGTCATTGTTCAGCGCTGGGAGGAACTGACCGGTCAGAAGGCGGTGCTGCTCCATGACCCGGCCGCGTGACCATAGCCCCGAACCGTGGGAACGTCAGAAAGGAGAAAGCCGCCAGGCCTTCCAGGCTTTTGCCGTATATCGAGATATGGGAGCCGCCCGTAGTTTACAAAAAGTCGCCCAACAGTTGTCCAAATCCCTGACATTGATGAAGCGCTGGAGTGAAAAGTGGTCATGGGTGGCAAGGGCGGCGGCCTGGGACGCAGAGCTTGACCGCAGAGCCCGAGAAGCGCAGGAAAAAGCCAGGGTCGAGATGGCAGAACGCCACATCAAAGAAGCCATGCTGTTTCAGCAGAAAGTGGTGGAACGGCTCAAGACATTGGAACCGGACGAACTTTCTCCTTCCGACATTGTCAAGTGGTTTGACATTGCTGTTAAGGTGGAGCGCCTGGCCCGGGGCGAACCCACCGAGAACGTGAAGCAGGAGGTGCAAGGGCAGGTGACGCAGCGATATGAGAACGATCTTGCCCGGCGCATCCTCGAGGACCCTGAAGCCAGAGAGATCGCTAGAAGGCTTTACCGAAAAGGAGTTAGTCGCGATATGGGAAGCTGACGCCAAGGAAAGTCTCTCCTTTTTCCTGGAGTATGAAAGTGCTGGTGAGTGGAAGCCAGCGGCTCATCTAAATCTTTTGTGTGCGAAACTGGAAGCAGTCGAGCGTGGCGAAATCAAGCGGCTTATCGTGGAGATGCCGCCCCGCCACGGAAAATCAGAAGTAGTCTCTAAAAAGTTCCCCGCCTGGTATCTCGGCAGGAACCCAGACAAAGAGGTAATTTTGACGTCCTATGGCGCAGATTTAACCTTCGATTTTAGCCGGATTGCGCGAGACACATTTGAATGCTGGGGCCCTGTGTTGTGGGGGCTGGAGATTTCGCCTCGTAGTTCGGCCGTCGGGCGATGGGAAATCAAGGGTCACAGAGGTGGCCTGACGGCGGCTGGTATTGGAGGCCCTATCACAGGCCGCGGCGCCCATGTGGCAATCGTTGACGACCCGATAAAGAACTGGGAGGAAGCCAATTCTAAGACTTACCGGGACGCGGTGTGGAACTGGTACCGCACCGTTCTGCGGACGCGTTTAGCACCTGGCGGTGCGATCATCCTGGTTTTGACCAGATGGCACGAGGATGACTTGGCCGGACGACTATTGAAAGAAGCCAAAAACGGCGGCGAGCAGTGGGATGTCCTTCGTCTCCCTGCTGTGGCAGAAAAAAACGACCCACTTGGCCGCCAGCCAGGGGAACCGCTGTGGCCAGAATACGGGTACGACGCAGCATGGGCGAAGGAAACCAAGAAGGCTGTTGGTAGTTATGTTTGGGCAGCGCTTTACCAGCAGCGGCCGATGCCAGCGGAAGGCGGACTATTCAAACGGTCAAACTTCCGCTACTTCCGGGTTGATGCTGAATGGTATACCCTACACCGCCCAGAGGGAGACAAGCGGGTCCCAAAAAAAGACTGCTGGGTGTTTCAGACCTGCGACCCAGCAGGGTCCACCAAGACAACGGCAGACTATTTTGTCCTTGGCACATGGGCGGTTACACCAGATCGGGAGCTGTTGCTTCTGGACCTTATTCGGGAGCGGTTGGAAGGTCCAGACCAGCCACGGTTATTTAGGGACGGATATCGACGGCACTCTCCCTCCTTCCAAGCGGTGGAGACAAAGAACATGGGCCTTACCCTGTATCAGATGTTACTTCGGGAAGGCCTCCCAATCCGGGAACTGAAAGCTGACAGCGATAAGGTGACCAGGGCATTGCCAGCTGCGGCTAGGATGGAAGCAGGAATGATTTACTTCCTGGAGGGTGCGCCATGGCTGGATGATTATGAGAGCGAGTTGCTTGCCTTTCCGAATGGTGAGCACGATGACCAGGTGGACGTAACGGCCTATGCCGCTCAACAGGTGGCGGCCGGGCCACAATATGAGATTTTCTAAAGTGGGTGTTGCTTATGGGGTGAAAGATAGAATACAATCCCTCCGTGCTGGCCTCGGGCTGGTTGGAGCGGGTTTTCGGGTAATGATGGGTAGCAAGGCTCCAGGAACGTTCTTATCGCAGGTCTGGGAGGCCATCCAGGCCCGGTGGGGCGAGCCACCCAAGCGCAACTCCAAACAGTGGCTGGAGATGTATGGGAAAAACCCACGCTTAAGGCCGGTCTATAAGATTGCTAAGGACGTAGCGGCGGCCCAGTGGCATCTTTATGTGGAGCGGGGTAAAGAAAAAGTCGAGTTACAGGACCACCCTTTGATTAGTCTGCTGGAAAGGCCCAATCCTCGAATGACCGGAAACGCCTTGATGTATCTTACACAGGTTTATTTGAGCTTGCGTGGTGAAGCCTTTTGGCTGCAGGAAAGGAACGGCCTGGGGAGCCCAACAGAATTATGGCCCCTTCCTCCTCACTGGGTGATTGAAACACCCTCGTTGAACAAGGAGTATTACCGGGTTGATTTCCAGAACGGCAGCCAGATCCTGATCGCAGCGGAGGATATCATTATGCTGGTCGAACCGGACCCAGTGAACCCATATAGTCGTGGCCTGGGATCGGCAGAGGGTATTGGGGACGAGGTCGAGACCGACGAGTATATGGCGAAATGGGCGAAACGGTTTTTCTGGAATAATGCCACTCCACCAGTGGTTTTTGAGGCACCCAACATCCAGAAGGAGCAGGCCGAGCGCATCAAGGAGGAATGGATGGAGCGATATGCTGGATACTGGAATGCCCACAAACCGGCTATTCTGCCCTGGCAAGCCAAAATCCACGAGCTGGGCAAGGGTCAGAAGGAAATGGACTTCGTGGAGTCCAGGCGCTACATCCGAGATGTGGCTATGCAGCATTTCATGGTTCCTCCCGAGCTGATGGGGGTAATTGAAAACTCGAACAGGGCCACTATTGACGCGGCTTATTACATCTATGCTGCCAACGTCTTAAAACCATGCCTGGACCTCATCCAGGAGCATATACAGGTTTTCTTGGTGCCCCAATTCGACGATAAGTTGATTTTTGAGTTTGAGGACCCGGTGCCAGCAAACAAAGAATTTCGCCTACAGCAAGCCAATGACGGCCTTAAGCAGGGAGCTCTTACCGTGAATGAATGGCGCGAGCACAACGGCTTTGGTCGCCTGGAAGAAGGCGGCAATGTCATTTATGTGCCTATTGGGTCGGTGCCCACGCCAGTCAAACAGGCCAAAGGTAAGCTCAAAGAGAAAATGACCAGGGGACTGACGCCCGAGCAGAAAACCGCTATCTGGTGGATGTTCGATAAAGCAGCAAGAAGCCAAGAAGGTAACCTACAAAGGGCACTGAAACGGTATTTCCAGGCACAACAGGACGAAATCAACCGCAACCTGGAGGAATTGCTGGGCGGAAAGGCTGTGCATAAAGATGTGGATAATCTACTGGAACTGTTAGTAGATTGGCCGGAGCAATATCAGGCCCTCTTGGATTTGCTGCGGCAGTTCTGGGATACATCCGCCCGGGATGGATGGCAGGCTGTTCAGGATATCTTTAACCTTCCGGTCAGTTACGAGCTGATTAACCCCAGGGTGGTTCAGTGGATGGAGACCAACGGCGCTGAGAAGGTTAAAGATATTACCGAGACCACCAAGCGAGCTCTTGCTAAAACCCTGGCCGAAGGTATCGCTCAAGGTGAGGGTGTGCCGAAATTGCGGGACCGGGTGTCAGAGGTATTCCGGCAGGCCAAAGGGGTCCGAGCTGAGACCATTGCTAGAACAGAGACCCACAATGCCGTAAGCATTGGCACATTTGAGACCTACCGTGCTGGCCGGGTGGAACAAAAAGAATGGTTGGCCACTCGCGATTCCAGGGTGCGGGACAGCCACATTGACATTGACCGGGAGGTGAGGCCTATCGACCAGGAGTTTTCCAACGGCCTGATGTACCCGGGGGCGCCCGGACCGCCCGAGGAAGTCATCAATTGCAGGTGTGCACTATTACCGGTCATTGAAGGTGTAGAGGATTGAATTGAGGAGGTGAAAACGTGGACTTAAAGCATAAGGCGTTACCAATCAGTATTAAGCAAGGCGACCAGGACACTTTGATATTTACGATCAGCACCCGGACCCAGGACCGGGACGAGGACATTCTGGAGCCTAACGGCTGCCGCCTTGACAACTATATGAAAAACCCTGTTGTGCTGTTTGCTCATGACTACAGAAGTCTTCCAATTGGCAGGAGCAAATCTGTTTCTGTGACAGCCGATGCGGTGGTGGCCGAAGTAGAATTTGCACCTACCCAGTTTGCTCAGGAAGTCAAGCAGCTATGCCAGGCCGGATTCCTCAAAGCAGCTTCTGTCGGGTTTATCCCGCTCAAATACGAGCCTTTGGGGAGCGGTTCCTGGGGCCACCGAATTTATGAGTGGGAACTCCTGGAGTGGAGCATTGTGCCGGTACCATCAAACCCCACCGCTCTTATCAGCGAGGCGAAGGCCAAGGGTTTGCATGTCGCAGCCATCGAGGAAGCCCTAGAGAAAGGGGCCATCAGTTTTGGGCAGGCACATCCCGACGGGACGCCAAAAGCTCCAGAGGATGAGGAATGGGACGGCGCTGCTGAGGTGGCGGCTGCCGACGTGGATGACCTTAAGGTAATGTGTGCCTGGGTAGATAGCGAGAACGCAGACAACAAAGGCGCTTATAAACTGGCCCACCACAAGGCATCCGGTAATCATGCGGTGGTATGGCGTGGGGTTGTCGCTGCTATGGCCTCCCTATTGGGCGCCCGTGGCGGTGTAGATATCCCCGACGGAGACCGCAAGGCCGTATATAATCACCTAGCAAAGCATTACGCAGAGTTTGATAAGGAACCACCGGAATTCCACAACGCTGATGATATCATTACAGCTTATGCCGAGGGCAAACCGAAGGCTAAGTCGGAACCTAACCAGAAAGCCGGAGCGGTATTGAGCACCAAGAACAAGGACCGCCTTACCCAGGCCAGGGACTTGATTAACGAGGTGTTGGCCGAGGCTGGCGAAGGACAGGATGATGAACCTAAAGGCATTTTTGTGAGGGTTGCGGCGGACCAGGTTGTTGATCAGGCCAGTCTTGCTGAGGCGGTGGCTGGCGAGATTGCCAAGCGCCTTAAAGATGTGTTATCCGAGAACCAGGACAATGCCCCTGTGGTGATTGATCTGGATGCTATACAGTTACCCGCGGCGGCCAAATCCGATGACCAGGAACTAAACGTCGAACCCGAAATACTGAAGGAATTACTGAAAAACGTGGTCAAGGAAGAATTGGATCGTGTTCGCGGGCGAGTTAGCTAATTTAAGAAAGGAGATGGAACTCATGACTTTAGAGGAATTGAAAGCCCTTATGAAGGAGACTGTGCAGGCAGAGTTGGCTCCTGTATTGGAGACCCAGCGGAAATATGCCCATCTGCTGGACGGCAACGGACAGCAACAGACCCAAACCCAACCCAAAGAGTTAGAGCCAGGTATTCGGCTGGCCCGCTTTGCAAAAGTTATGGCTCTTGCCAAGAATGATGTGGAGCGTGCGGCCAAAATTGCTAAAACCATGTATGATGACCCTGTGCTGATTAAGGCTTTAGACGAAGGCACCCCATCTGACGGCGGTTACCTAGTGCCTGAAGAGTTTAGTCAGGAGATCATTCCTTTGCTCCAGGCCCAGGCGGTCATCCGCAAAATCGGCGCCCGCGTTGTACCCATGAGCGGAAACGTCATGAACATGCCGCGCCAGACCGCTGCGAGCATGGCCAGCTACATCGGCGAGAACACTGATATTCGGGTTACCCAGCCTGCATTTGGAAACCTGAAGCTGTCCGCTAAAAAGCTGGCCGCTCTGGTGCCTATCAGCAATGATCTGATTCGCGATGCCAGCACCCAGGCGGACCAGTTCGTCCGCGATGATATTATTACCGCTTTGGCCCTCAAGGGCGACTGGGCGGCCATGTATGGAACCGGAACTGGCGACGAGCCTCTTGGCTTAAAGAAAACTCCAGACGTAGAACTGCGGTCCGTCGGCGCCCAAATTGATGGCGATATCCTAGCCTCGGTAGTTGGTACTCTCATGCAGGCAAACGTGGCATTCCTGCGTCCAGGCTGGATTTTCAACGGAATTATGTGGAGCAAGATTTACAACCTCAAGACCTCTACTGGCCAGTATCTGTTCCGCGAGGAGATGAACCAGGGCAAGCTCCTGGGATATCCATACCAGGTTAGCAATCAGATCCCGGTGGCCGACAATGCCAATAAGACAACTGACATCTTCTTCGGTGATTGGTCGGAGTTCATGATCGGTGAGAATATGAGAATTACCGTGGATGCTTCCACTGAGGCCTCATATGTGGTCGGCGGAAAGCTGGTATCCGCCTATTCGCTTGACCAGACCATCATCCGGGCTATCGAGCGGCACGACTTCGGGGCCAGGCAGCCTAAAGCCTTTATCGTGCTGACTGATGTCTACACTGTTTAATGAGGAGGGATTGAGATGAGCCTGAAACTACATCAAAGTGTTAAATTTCAGCCCGCCATCCGCCCCCAAGCGGCCGCAGCAGGCACCGTAAACGGCCTTTCTATTGACCGCTTAGGTTTTGAGGATGCGGTGCTTTTGGTATCTGTAGGTGCTGTAAGCGGCGGGCCAACTGCTCAGACTGTAGATGTAAAAATCCAAGACAGTGCTGACGGGACCACCTGGGCTGATGTACCAGGGCTGACTGTCGAGCAAATCACTGCCGGCGACACATATAAGGAGTTAGGCATCAACCTCTCTCCCCTGCGCCGCTACATTCGAGCTGTAGCTACTGTAGCATTTACCGAGGGCACTACTCCCACCATTCAGTTAGCGGTGGATATTGCCCTTGGTAAGAGTCGGGTGGAACCGGTCTAATGAGGGTAAAAGTTAAGCCGAGCCGGTCGCTTTACTATGGCGGCCGGCTTTATACCAGCGGGGACGAATTCAATGCAGGGGAGGATTTCGACCGCTGGCAGCATGTGGACTGCTTAGATAAGGAGGAAAGCAAAGTGAAAACCGACGCACAGGCAAAGGCGCCAAAGGCCCCGCCTGCCGATAAGGCTATCAAAGACGGCCGGGTCAGAAAGAAGTGATGTGAATGGCTCTTTCCAAACACGCCTTGACCACCCTTGCGGCGGTCAAGGGTTTCTTGAAAATCGAGGATGAAGACACTCGATATGACGAGCTGCTGAAGCGCATGATTAATGCTGCCTCGGAGGCTATTGAAGGCTACTGCAACCGGCATTTTGAGCGTGCGGTTTATGATGAGTTATACAGCGGCAACGGGCGGCAGCTCCTCGTTCTGAACCAGTATCCTGTGCTGGCTGTTACATTAGTCGAGGCGAATGGAGATCCAATAACGGACTACCAGGTTTACCCGGAAGAAGGCATGCTCTATCGATTGGCTTTATGGCCAGCTGGTGCATATTTCACCGGGCTTGTCGGCGACCTGGCCGGGTCCACTTGGAATATTCGAGTGGTCTACGAGGCGGGTTATGTTTTACCCAAGGACGAGGACCTGCAAGCCTCTCCTCCTATCGTTCGTACATTGCCTTACGATTTGGAGGATGCCTGTATTGAGCTGGTGGCGCTGAAATTCAACCAGCGACAAGAAGAAGCAGCAGGCAAAGTGACCAGGGCTCAAGCTGACTATCAAACTACCTACCAGCAGGATATCCCTCCTCGCCTCCGCCAGGTGCTGGACAGGTACCGCAGACTGGTGGTGGTGTGATGCAAATTGAAGACCTGAACAAGTTGGAGGGCTTGCCAGAATTTCTATTGCTGCATTTTGCCAAGGCCGGGGAGCGCAAGATGAAGCTGCTTACCCCAGTGGACAGGGGTCGCCTACGCTCCAGCATCGGTTATGTCCAGGTGGGAAAGGATGAAATTCAGATCGGTTCTAACGTCGAGTATGCGCCCTATATCTTGAGCGATGCCAAACCCTACATCATCAGGGTAAAACGAGCGCGGGCCCTGGCCTGGGTAGTTTATCCCGGCAAAGGGTCAAAAAAGATTAGGCCTGATTCGGACGATGCACAAGGTTGGCGCCGCCTCAGGAAGCGGGGTTTAGCCGCTTATGCGAAATGGGTTAGACACCCCGGTGGCCGCAAGGTAATCAGCCGGACAGCTGAATGGCTGGCCCAGCAGCAAGACAAGATTGCCGCCAGCGCCATCAGGGAGTTTATGAAGGGGGTGTCAACTGAGTGAGCTACTCCAGCTATCAGGCTATGGTAGAGGAAACGCTGGAAGCACTGGTGGCCCGCTTGAAGACAGTCCAGGAACTAAAAACGGTGGCCATCACGGAGCCAGGGAAATTGGACGTAGGCAGGATGCCTGCCGCATATGTGATGCTGGATAAGGACGTAATTAGGCGCGGGACCAGGTTCCTCGAGGAACACACCCTGACTGTAGTAGTCTCGGTTATTCGGACGGTGCGCGGAACGGCCTACGGGGATGTGGAGCTAGTCCGGGGGTTTCAGGACGGTGTGGCCCTGGTGGGCGCTTGTTATGATGCCCTGGCAACCGACAGAACCCTGTCCGGTGCAGTGAAAGACCTTACCATTACGGCGGTTGAGTATGGTCGGACACCGTTGGATGTGGGTGTGGTATTTTGGGGCGAACTGCAGGTGGATATCCAGGCCGCTTATGCACCTGGACAGCCAACCGAGGGCACGCTCATGCAGAAGGTAAGCAGCACGGGCCAGATACGCTGATGGAGGTGATAACGGTGCCTAAAGACAAGAGCAAAGTGGAAAAGGTAAGTGCCCCGGTCGCGAGCACATACCCGCGAGCGGAGCTGATTTCAAATTCGCAGGCCATCTTCGGAGTTATGCCGGAGGTTGTCATTGGTGCTTTACACGGCAATAATGCCGATGAGCTAACGGTGGACGAAGTCAAGAAGGCCATCGAGAATTTTCTAAAAAGGAAGGTGAGCTAAATGGCAGGCGGAACTTGGAGCCCAACGGAAGCGAAAGTCAGACCTGGCTTTTACATGAATTTTGTGGCCGCTGCTCTAGCTGCTATCCAACCCGGAGCGCGGGGTATTGTGGCCATCCCTGTCAAGGCTAACTGGGGACCGGCCAAGCAAATTGTAGAGATTACCGATGAGAAAGGTCTTATTGACACCTATGGGGCAGACGTGGCAGGCGGCTTCACGGCGTATAACTCTATCCGGTTGGCCCTGCTGGGTGGTGCCAAAACCGTCCTGGGTTATCGATTGGTAGACAGCGCGGCTGCAAAGGCCTCAATCACCCTAAAGGACACGGCGGCGACTCCGGCTGACGTCTTGACCCTAACTACCAAGTACGAAACCACTCGGGCCTTTAAGGTCACGGTGCGGGACAACCCAGTAGATCCCACCAATAAGCAGGACATTGTGCTTTATGAGGATACTACGCAGCTTTACGTGTTTACCTTTGCCAAGGGCACCGGTGTGGTGGATAATGCGGTCGCGGCCATCAATAATGATGCAAACAACAAGTGGATAACCGCCACCAAGGTAGCCGATGGAAATGACACCATCGCTAACGTGACAAGCCAAGCCTTTGCTGACGGCAACGCCGGGGTGGACGGCATCGCGAATACTGACTATGTGGATGCCATGTCCGCTTTCGAGACCAGGCGATTTAACTTCTTTGCTCTGGACGGTGCCACTGATCCCAGCCTCCAGACTTCTGTCAAGGCATGGATTGAACGTCTACGTAATGAGGGCAAGGGCGTAATCGCTGTTATGGGTGGCTCTGTAACTGATGACCAGACGCCAGCTACCGCAAACAGCCGCTCTACCGGTTTTAATTATGAGGGCGTGATTAACGTCGGCGTGAGCGCTATTATGGACGGTATCACCTATTCCAGTGCCCAGGTAGCCTGCTGGGTGGCTGGAAAGGCTGCAGGTCAGGCATTGAGCGAAAGCCTGACCTATGCGGTCACGCCTTTCGACGATGTTACTCCAAGGCTGACCCACAACCAGGTGGTGGCCGGGCTGCAGGCCGGAACATTGCTGCTGGTCCACGACGGCGAGAAGGTAATCGTGGAACAGGGCATCAATACCCTGACCTCCCTCCGCCAAGGCCAGAATAACCAGTGGAAGAAGATCCGGGCTATCAGGGTAATGGATGCAATCAATGACGACCTGCTCAAGACGGCCCAGGACAACTACATTGGCAAGGTTAATAACAACGACGATGGCAAGGTGGCTTTAATCAGCGCCTGCAAGCAGTATATGGAGACCTTGGTCAATGGCGGGCTTATCGAAAAAGACTTCTCGGTCTATCTCGACCCGGATTATCATCCGGCCCTGGCTGCACCTGATGAGGTATACATCAAATGGGACGCCCGGATTGTGGATAGCATGGAGAAAATATTCGGGACCTTCGTGGTGCATTAAGGAGGTGGCATAGATGCCTGAACTGGATGTTAGTCGCGTAATCAACGGCACTTATGGCGAGGTATGGATGGATGGAAAGTGGTTGAGCAACTTCAATCATTTAGAGGCCAACGTTGAAATTCAGAAAGCCGAGCTTAAAATATCCGGTAACCGTTGGACCAAGCGTAAGGTTACCGGCCTAAATGGTACGGGCACCATTTCCGGTTTCAAGGTCACCAGCGAATTGATCCAGCTTAATACGCCGATGGCAGACAGCGCCAACCCAGCGGTAAGGGTTGAAATCATTAGTAAGCTGGCCGACCCGGAAGCCTACGGATACGAGCGCATCAGGCTGAAACACGTCATGTTCGACCGTATTCAGCTGGCTAACTGGACAGCTGGCGAGACGGTCAATGAGGAATGGCCCTTTACATTCGAGGACTACGAGCTTCTCGACCCAATTATCCAGAGTTAAAGGAGGGTAAATCATGGATATCAATAAACCCTTGACTGAAGAAGAAATCCTGGAACGTCTGTTGGATGCGGACCGGGTGCCGGAAAGGACAGTCAAAATTGAGCGCCTGGGCATTCCGGTAACCATCCGGGGTTTAACCGGTAAGGCAGTTTTTCAAATTCGGGAGCAGTGCACTCACCGGACCAATAAGCGAGGCCGGATCATTGAGACCCTGGATGAGGAACAGTTCAATTGCCGGCTAATTGCTGCAGCAACAGTATCGCCCAAGTGGGATCACCCTCGCCTGCTTGAGAAGTATAATGCTAGCGGTGCGGAGGAAGTTGTGAAGCGGATTTTGTTGGCCGGCGAGCTGGCTGCTTTGGGTGATGCTGTGTTGGATATCTCCGGCTTCAACGAGGAGCTGGAAGAGATAAAAAACTAATCAAATCGGGCGGGCTGGCCCATCTTGTGCACCAGATTTTTCAGCGCACGGGTCTCCCGCCTGATGAATTTTGGGCAAAGCCACGGGGCGCTCAACTGTTTATGCTGGCAAGCACCCAAATCGTCCTTGAAGAAGAACGCCAGCGCGAGAAAGCGCTCGAAGCCCTGGCACAAAGGAGGTGAACGGGATGGCCGAAAGCAATTATAGAATTAGCCTAGTGTTAAGATTACATGACCGCATGACCGCGGCGCTCCAGAAGATAGACGGAGCTGCCCGTAAAGTCGAGGATAGGACAAGACGGTTAAATAAGGTTTCGGTCAGCCCCACGGTTCGCCTCATCGACAGGGCCAGCCAGACAATTAGTCGCATTGGGTCCGGTCTACACTCTCTTTCATCACGGACTTGGAATATGACCATCCGGGCCCGGGACATGGCCAGTGGAGTCATCGGTCGAATCAAAAACAGCCTATTCTCCCTTCAGGGAATGGCCGCGGTAGCCCTGGGCGCTTTAGGAGCTAACAAGCTATGGGACGCAACAGCAGGTGCAGCTATGATATGGGAAACCCAAGCGGTGAGCATGGAGCACTGGCTGAAAGGCAATAAGGCCCTAGCTCAAGAGGCCACTGGCTGGCTGGAGCAATTTGCTGCAACTACTCCCTTTGAGATGGAGGACCTTTTCCCTGCCATGACCAGAGCCATCGGCATCAGTGATGGTGATATTAAGGTAGCTGAACGCTTGGTAAAGCTAGCTGCTGACATGGCTGGCCTTACTCCAGGTAAAACTGTTCAAGACGCCATGGAAGCACTGGCCGACGCTCAAATGGGCGAATTTGAGCGTATGAAAGAATTTAACATGAAATTTACAAAGGAGCAGATGGATGCCATTGGCGGTTTCACCGGGTTCTTGAAAGAGGCCGAGAGCAGATTTGCCGGTGGCGCTGAAAGACTTAGTCAGACTGCAATAGGCCGCCTCTCCACCATCACAGACACAGTTAAAACACTTTTCCGGCAGACCGGCATCGGTATTCTCGATGCCATGAAACCGCGCCTGGATAAGATTGTAGAATGGTTTGGGAAAAACGAGGATACTGTGGAGCGATGGAAAACCACCCTGGTTAGATTTGGGCGCGAAGGTGCAGAGCAAGTGTTTAGCTTCTTTGAGCGCAACTTTGCCCGCCTGGGTCGCATTCTGGATGACCCCAAGTTTCAAAAGCTGGACTTCTGGGGCAAGGTTAAGTTTATTATCGACGATATTTCGACCAGCATTAAAGACTGGCTAGACTCCGGTGGGCGGGATAAGATCGTCTCCGTGGGCCGAGAAATCGGTGGGTTCCTGTTCTCGGGCATTAAGATGGGTGTTACCGAAGCACTTAAAGGCTTGGGCAAATTAAACCTTGAAGCTATCAGGAAACCGACTGCCGAGAACATCGGTAGTGCAGCATTGGCAGACGTGCTCGCGATAAGCGCAGGCAGCGCCCTTTTGGGGCCGGTATTCCGTGCTGGTAAGTGGATAGGCAGCTTTGGGAAAAGGGCTATTACCGCCCTGGGCAGCGGCGCAGGCGCAGAGGTAGCTACAGCATCAGCGGGTGCAGCGGCAGAGACAGCGGCAACGGCAGCGGCCAAAGGTATAAATATTGGTCAGATTCTCCGTGACCTGTTTGTCAATCCTGCAAGTAAGCGGGCGCTAGAGCCGATTAAGCGGACAGTAATCCCAGGAACACCAGAACAGATTTTCCGCTATCAGGGTTTCCTCCCCGGGGCCCCGGAGGTTGAGGCGTTCAGGGAAGCGGGGACGGCGGCCAGGACCGTGGGCGGAGGATGGGCGCCTTTGCGCTATATCGGCAGGTTTGGTAAAGTCGGGGATTTCCTTTCGAGGTGGGCCCTACCCATTACACTTGCCGCCGGAGCAGCCGAGGTCGCTCTCGCCCGTCCAGAGGAAAGGGTCCAGACCGGTCTCAAAGTCGGCGGCCGCATTGCCGGTGGCCTGGCCGGGGCCTCTCTGGGGGCAAAGGTAGGGGCTGCCATAGGCACACTGATTGCTCCTGGTGCTGGGACACTTATCGGTGGAGCAATCGGCGGCCTTGGCGGTGGTATTGCCGGGGTCATCGGCGGCGAGGCGATTGTAAAGAACTTCGATAAGATTCGCTCGTGGGGCAGCGATACGTGGGATGCTATAAAGCAAAAAGCAAGCAATGCATGGTCATGGATATCCACAAATGTTACATTTGAGTCCCTTGCCAAAGGAGCCGGTTATGTCTATGGCTACCTCGAAGAAACCATATTCAACGGTAGCTGGTGGCAAAGTAAATGGGAAAGCGTCAAAACGTGGGCAAGTAACGCCTGGTCTGGCATGGTGGATATATGGAACAGTGCTAAAGAAATCATCGGTAGCACTGTTTTTAACGGTGATTGGTGGCTTGCAAAATGGGAGGATACAAAGACATGGGCGAGCAACGCTTGGAGCACGGCCACGGAAATATGGGAATCCGTTAAGACCACCATTAGTGATACCCTTTTCAATAAAAAATGGTGGGACGAGAAATGGGATGCCGTGAAAAAATGGGCATCAAATACCTGGGACACTATCAAGGGCGAATGGGATGAAATAAGCAAGTCTTTCAGCGCAGGCAGAGAAGCTGGACGCCGAGCTGCCAAAACTCCTGTAGAAGCCCACGCACTGGGCGGCATCCTCACCAGGCCCCATCTGGGTCTGGTAGCTGAAGCTGGCCCAGAGGCGGTTATTCCCCTCTCTGCTCGCTTGCGCTCCCGGGCTCTGGAGTTGTGGCGGGAGACCGGCCGCAGGTTAGGCGTGCAACAGTTCGAATTCGGCGGGTTTACAGCTCCGGTGGCTGTGGCTGGTGCTGGCATGGGTGCCCCGACGATCAATCTCAACTTTGACCTTACAGGGCTGGTCGGACAAATAACGGTTCAGGCCCGCGAGGACCTTGATCAAGCCGCCGACCAAATTGCAGCCATTATCGCGCAGAAATTGAAGGCCATTTTCTACAATTTACCTGGTTAGTAGGATTTTCCTGCTCAAATGGCGAAATTTGCAGCATAACTAACTTATTGGAGGTGTGCTGCATGCTTGCATTGGCAGGATTTCTAATGCTTTTAGGTTTGACCGGGGTAGCTGTGGCCCTGATCATGCTGGTAGTCCGGTCTATTTTTAAGCGTGGGTGGGCCAAGAAAAGGATTTGGGCGGTGGGCGCTGTATCAGTAGCCCTATTTGTGGTTGGAATGGTTATCGGGTTGTCGTCAGTCCAGGATGGATATGAAGCGGGACGGCAGGCGGCCAGTAACGAGGAGGCAGTTGAAGTTCCCTCCGTCCATTCCCCTTCCGTCGAATCCGAAGAGGCTATCCAAGGAGAGAAACGGTTACCTACACCAGTAAAGACAACAACCGATCAGGAAGATGCTCAGGCTTCCGTAAATGAGCAAACGGATAAAGAGTCGGAACAAAAACCCAATATACCAGAGCTTTTGCAACAGGATTATGAAGGCATCGTCCGGCTCTTGGGGGAGCCAACTACAGAAAAAGCCGAAAAAGCAGACGAACGATTAGTCAAGTATACCCTGCCCGGTTTTGAGTTGGAAATAACGCTTTTTATGGATAAACCTATATCCATAGAGGTTTCTCCTCTAAAAGAATACAAGTTTAGGGATATTGCTGGTTATGCAATCTCTGATGTACCAGATGATGTCCTGCAGCTGCTGCAGGATTTGGGGTTTAGCAAAGATTCAGTTACCGGAAAAAGCGCCACCCCAGCTCAAAGGCTATTTTCATACGTGGACTACGGTTCGCCATTGAGGGAATATGAAATCAGAGTGAACAGTGAAGATTGGAGAGCTGTGAGTAAGGGCAAGGCATCAAAAGTAAGCTGGGTTTATATTAAGCTCATCAAAACGAAGTGAGTCCTGGCTTAATAATCGGAGTGATATGTATGGATTTCTACCTCCTATCTCCCGATGGTCAAGACCTTCATTTTCCGGTCAATCCGTCGGAGGTAACGGTTGAAGGAGCAAAGAAAATTGAGACGGTTTCAATTATTAACCTCGGCGATGTAGATTTCCCCGTAGGCGATGAGCGGACGGGGATTTCTTTTGCTTCATTTTTCCCCCGTGACTACGACCCGAGTTATTGCCAGTATGCAGGTATTCCAAGCCCGGAGGAAGCGATAGGACGTCTTATCGCTTGGCGGACGGCGGGAAAGCCGATCCGGCTATTGATCACGGAGACGTCGATCAATACTTTAGTCCTCATTACTCGTACCGCACACCGTTATGTGGGCGGGGAGCCCGGGGATATTTATTTCGAGCTGGCCATGCGGCAGTGGCGAGAAGTTAAGGTTAGGACTACTGCCCAAGTCCCTCCCTCGGGGAGCGGAACAGTACCTACCAGGATACGGCCCGACACCAAACCGGTCCCGAAGGTATATGTGGTCAAGCCAGGCGACACTATATGGAAAATTGCCAAACTCCAGTTAGGTAACGGTTCGCGGTGGCAAGATATTTACAACAATAACAAAGAAGTCATTGGGCCAAACCCTAACTTGATTATTCCCGGCCAGAAGTTGGTGATGCCTGCATGATTAACCCTGGTCTTACACTATACGAGGTAGTCCTTGCGGGCGAGTGGTACCTCCGGGAAATTGTTGAGAGCATCACCATCGAGGAAAGTCTGGACGAGATTGCAACACGAGCCACGGTTGTAATGGTGGTTACCCCCGACTTCCCCGGTATCGCTCCTGGTCAGGCTATGCGCGTCTCGGGAATACCCTTCGGCGGCACGTCTATGGTAGTGTTGCTAGACGGTGTGGTTTGGGAATGCGACTCCGTCACCCGGGGGCAGAAACATCTCACGGTCACCGTTTACGACCGAAGTATTTATTTGGCACGAAGCGAGGACGAATACCTATTCCCGGCCGGCCAGACGGCTACTCAGAGACTGAAACGCTACGCTGCAGACTGGGGCATCCCTTTGGGCCAGGTAGCCGACACCGGCGTTGCCCTTGCAAAGGCGATTTACCGGGCGCAGCCAATCTACAACATGATGCTCGCCGACCTGCGGGAGACTGTGAGCAAGGGCGGCGGGCTATTTCGGCCCAGGATGACGGGTACCAGCCTTGACCTGATACCCCTGGGAAGCAACAAGACGGTGTGGGTCTTGGAGGCCGACCAGAATGTCGAGGAAATTAACCAGCGCCGGACCTTGGAAGGAACCGTCACGCAAGTGAAGGTCCTGGGGGCTGCGCCAGAGGAAGGCCGGTCGCCCGTCCTGGCCCTGGAGAAGGGCGAAACCAAGTATGGTACTCTCCAGCGGGTGATCCAGGACCCGAAAGTCACCAATGTCGCGGCAGCAAAGCAGGCGGCCAGGGAAATGCTGGATGGCATCCAGGAAACCATCACAGTCACGGCATTGGACATCAATACCATTCGCGCCGGTGACAAGGTCCAGCTCAACGGCATGGACCTCCTGGTCACATCTGCCCGGCATAACCTCGGGAGTCCGGGCCACATGACACTGGAGTTAGCGGCAGAAAGTTATGTAAGGAGGCGATACTATGCCAAGGGACCCGTATAAGGAACTCGCGGGACTTATCGAACAACGGGCTGCTGGCCACGCCGGTCGTGTTGCCTCCACCCTGCCGGCTGAACTGGGCACCATTACTCAGACCTTGGCCCTGAAACTGGACCGTTTCCGGCACGAGATTAAGGATTATCTTGTGGCCGACTGGGAGCTACAGATCGAACTGCCGCAGGCCTCCCGGGTGATCCAGACGGCGGCGCCTGTGGAGACCGACGGAAGCGACATACCTGACGTGACCACCTATTCAAGCCTCACTAGGTTGGACTTCAAGGTCACGGGAGAGCCAACTACTACGGTCAAGGTCCACCTAAATCTAAAGGCAGGCCTTAGAGCCGGAGATCGGGTACTAGTTCTCCCGGTGAACGGCGGGCAGGACTTTGTGGTAATAGCGAAGGTGATCCCAAATGCCTAATCTGTTTCCAACCGAAGAAGCGCAGGTCGCCATGGAGGAGACCCAGGCAAGCCAAGTGAAGTTCGGCAAAAGCTGGGTCTTCGATTTTGAGAAGGGAGATTTTGTACTCTCCCCCACCGGCAAGGTGGTAGAAGCGGACGGAGTCGAGGCTTACCGGCAATGGGCGCACAAAACCATGCTAACTCCGAGGTACCGGCATGTGATCTACTCCCGCAATTACGGGCAGGAGTTTGAGGACCTTTTGCGTCGCAACCTTACCAGGGCCGGGAACGAAAGCGAGATTAAGCGGATGGTTACCGAGGCGCTTATGGTCGACCCGCGCACGGCCTCCGTAGGGGATTTTACTTTCAATTGGCGGGAGGACGCGGTTTATTTCACCTGCACGGTTACGACTGCCCAAGGTGAGCAGGTGCAAGTCTCCGGCCAAGTGCAGGGGGTGAGCTAATTGGCTGATATTGTGCTACCCGATTTTTTGCAAGATGAAACCGAAGAACAGATTATGGCTAGGATGATTGCGCGCTTGCCTTCAGATCTCGACGTGTCTGAGGGGTCTTACCTTTGGGACGCCTTGGCGCCGGTCGCGGCAGAGATTGTCCAGATGAAGATGGAGGCCAGGGAGATCCTAAAGCGGGCATTCATCCAGTTTAGTTACGGTGAGTATGTGGATGCCCGTGTTGCCGACCGTGGGTTAACAAGAAGACCGGCGGTCAAAGCAACGGGCCAGGTGCAAGTTACGGGCACGCCGGCCACAGTCATACCAGCAGGCACCGTGTTTTCGACCACCGCTGACCTGTCTACGGGCACGGCAGCCATCGAGTTTGTATCAACAGCTCAGGCCACCATCGGGGCCGATGGCACGGCGCTGGTGGATATCGAGGCAGTCGAGCCAGGACCGGAAGGAAACGTTCCTGCAGGCGCGATTAACCAACTCATGGTGCCCATTACTGGCGTTAGCGCTGTAACAAACCCGGCACCCACCAGTGGCGGAACGCCAGAAGAAAGCGACGAGGCTTTAATCGCTCGCTACCTTGAACAGGTCCAGCGGCCGCCGGATACCGGCAACAAGAATGACTATATCCGCTGGGCCAAAGAAGTGCCCGGGGTTGGCGACGCCATCTGCATTCCACTTTGGGATGGTCCTGGTACCGTGAAGGTGGTAATTGTGGACAGCACTGGGGCACCAGCAAGCCAGGCTCTGATCCAGCAAGTGCAGGAATACATTTCCCCAGCTCCCGGGACTGGCGAGGGCCGAGCACCCATAGGGGCAAGCGTGACGGTGACAGCACCGACGACGGTGACCATAGACATTAGCGCCACCCTCTCTTATGCTGCAGGATACGACCCGGCAACCGTCCGGGCTAACGTGGAGAAGGCCATAGATGCCCTAATCACGGGCTTGAAAATTGGCGAAGATGTGCGCTATGCAGCCATCGCCAACGCCATCTTTGATACTCCAGGCGTGGCTGACTACTCCGGCCTGTTAGTGAATGGCGGGACAGGCAATGTAGCGATAGCCGAAGATGCCAAAGCGGTTAAAGGGGTGGTGAACTTGACGTGATCACTTCTATCCACGGCAAAGAAATGATGGAGAATTCGCCCAGGTATTATCAGACCAGCCGGGTTTTTCAGGCTCACATAGAGGCCAAAGGTATTGAGCTGGATAACCTGGATTCCATCATGAACGATATTGAGGCCCAGTTCTCGGCCTCGACAGCCACCTGGGGCCTTCGATACTGGGAAGAAATGTGCGGTCTCCCGACCAATGAACAGGAGCCCCTGGAGACTAGACGGGCTCGGGTACTAGCAAAGCTGCGAAGCTTCCCTTCCGCCAGGCACTACGACATACTCAACGTAATCAAATCCTTTGTAAAGTCAGGCCGGGTCGATTTGGTGGAATACCAGAGCGAATATCGGTTTGTAGCTATCTTAGCGGCTGAAGCGGAGGCCAATGTGCCCGGAATTCTGGCGGCCATCGAGGAGGCGCGGCCAGCGCACCTGGCGTTCAGCCTAATACTCGCCATTCTGTCGCAGTTTTTAGTTGCCCATGATCGCAGGGTAACCTGGTACACGCCGGTTAGGTCCGGTATGCCGTCCAGCATACGAAGATTGGACAGGTATTGCCGGAATATAAACGGCGATTTCAGGTTAAACAGTGCAGTTACCCTTGCGCCAATCCCGGGCCTGTCAGGATGGCCTTTGGCAAATGGTCAAGTCGAGCATGCAATGTGGTATAACTTCCAGGCGTCTCAAAGAATGGGTGAGTCCAGAGCTTTGGGCGTGTCTCCGGATTACTTGGATACCCGCTACAGATTAGATGGGCGATTCAACCTTGACTGCCAGATCCAGGACACCAGGTGGTTTTTGGATGGTGCAGCTACAATCGGATACGAGGGATATCTTGACGGAGGCCGGCTTCTAAACGCAAACTGGTCTCTTAATTTTGCCCGTTTCCTAGATGGTAAAGTTACTATAACGCCGCGCCATTTCCTCGCTGGGTATGGCCACGTACCTCTTGAAACCGAGCACAGGCAAATCAACGGGACCTGGCTCCTGGGCAAAACCGTAGTGGTCCACCGCACAGCCTGGGTCAAATGGCGCGATGGGATGGTAGTAGAAAGGGGGTTGGCAAGTTGAATGTTGTAACCACAGTATACGGTCGAGAGGCCATGGCAAAGGCCCACGCCGGTGACGCTCCATTGCCAAAGATAACGCATATTGCCTTTGGCGTTGGGGGTGGTTCCGGGGTGACACCCAATCCAAATGCTACTGCGTTAACATCGGAGATTATTAGAAAGCCCGTGGCCAGCCATTCGTATCCGACGTCCACCACGGTTCGTTACCATGTGGACCTTACCGGTGATGAGATAGGTGGCGCAGGAATTAATGAAGCAGCATTGCTTGATGAAACCGGCAAGGCTGTAGCCATCCAGACATTCGGCACTAAAACCATCGAGCCTGGCGAAACCGTCGGGTTCGATTGGGATGAAGAATTTTAAGGAGGTATAGCTTATGGCAGTTCTGACTGGTACTCCTGCTTTCAAAAACAACGTGCGAAAGTTAGAACCTACTGACCCGGCGGCTCCGGAAACATGGGACCCTATCCACCAGGACCTGATCAATAATGACGTCTATCTGAAGCAGCAAATTGACAGCATTCAAATTCAGACGTCCCAAGGTGAGGCCAATTTTGCTTCTACCAACGGAGTAACTATCACCCACAATCTTGGGAACACAAATTATATGGTGAACATTGTTCCGTTGACCGATACCGGTGGTGACCTTGGAGATGTCTTTATATCTAAAGCGGCCAATGCCTTCACGGTTTACAACACGGGAGGCTTCACAGGGTTGTTCCGTTGGCAGATGGCCAGCTAACAGGAGGTGTTAATGATGGCTATTATTCAGCAAAACCCGGAAAAACCGAACGGCGTTATTAGCATTGACAGGGCCAATCCTGCATGCTTGGTGATATCCCCATTCTCGTTCCCGGAAGGAAACTGTACCGGGGGCAAAATTGACCTGACCCAATTCCAGGGCGGACCGGCCAGGATATACCTAGACAAAGACGGCAGTTTATCGACCGACCCTTTCCGCGACCACTATTGGCTTTTGGCCGAGTGCGTCTTGCCAGAGCGACAGTTTGACCAGCAGGAAACGGGTATGGTAGACGAGCAAGGTCAGCCGGTGACCATGATTGTGGAGCAACCGCTGGACCTTAATAACATCGATATTACAGTATTTCCTCTACCGGAGGTGGAATAGATGGCAAACGTGAGCAAATTATCTCTGGCTGCACTCAGAGACAGGATTAACGCGGGCACTCGTGAGGTGGACGTCGTCCACAATTCCATGGCTGACGGTACTGGCGCTACAGTCGTTTCCAAAATGATTTATGTTCCGAAATTCCGCATCCCTGCGGGACTATGGGATAATGGGGCATTTCCATCTCAGGACCTTAAACTGGGCGGTTTCTTAATTGACAAATACCCCTGCAGTCAACCAGATGCAACCAATACCAGCAGGGGCAGCACTTCAGCAAACAGCCCGGGTCAAGTAGCGGCCGTATCTCAGCAAGGGGTTGTTCCTTGGACTGATATAAACTGGGATAACGCTAAAATCGCCTGTGCGAACCGGAAAATCAATGGCCGTTCCTGCCACTTGGTAACGATGAAGGAATGGGCTACCATTGCCTTCCTGGTTAAACTGTTTGGTCATGACCTGCGTGGAAACAATAACTGGGGCCGGGATTACCGAGATCCCGACTCGTGGGAGTATTACGGTATTGCCGATCCGGTGGTGGCCAGTTATACAGCCAGTTACAATAAAACACATTCCCGCGTTTTAACCGGAACTGGCCCTATCTCCTGGAGCCATAACGGGATGGCTAACGGCATTTTTGACCTAATCGGTCTTTGGGAATGGGTAGACTTCCTGATCGACTGCGGGAGGTACCAGGCAGTTAAGAGCGCGGTCATCGCGGATGCTGATGGCATTACTGCCGCTGATACAGCCATCGTTCTCGGCAGTGTAGATGACCTGGAGTATTGGCCGGATAGCAATGGGCTTGTTTATATTGAGGAAAGTACCGATGGTACCACTACCTACCCCGCTGAATATATCACATATGGGTCGCTGGTGGACAACGGTGATGGCACCGTCACCTTAACTAACTGTCAGCGGGGCGTCAACGGCACAACCGCTGGTGCACACCCCAACAATACACCTGTCCAGCAACTTACTGATTACTGCGTGATACCTGGTGGCTGGACGGCCAAAATCGCTGATACTGGGCTGGATAATACAACAGACCCAGCCACATTCACTATATCGGATCTGGTTAATGGACCTGGCTGTACTGGACCAGCCGTGGGCGATGTGCTCCAATGTGAAACCGAGCAATTAACCGTCACAGCAGTTGAAGGCAACAGTATCACTGTAAGCCGCGGCGCTAATAGCTCTACTGTAGCCGCCCATGCCCAGGGTGTGGGCATTGCACGGATTTCACCACAAATGTCTAATAGCAACCCAACGGCTACTGGTGATTATGGTGCTTATCAATATGGGAAATTCCTAACCATGAGAACCGAGGCCGAGTTGCAGGCATTGGCGCTCCCCGCTTCTGTTTCCTCTGGCGGCAGTGAAGAATGGAAAGACGGTTTCTGGCTACGTAACTACAAACAGCGGGCTGCCCTCCGTGGTGGGAACTGGCCCCATGGCTCGCGTGCCCGGGCGGGGTTCTCGTTGAGCCTGGGCGGTCTGCCGTCGCACGCGGGCATCAGCATCGGCTTCCGCGCCGCTTTGTCTCTGTAAATCTGAAATCTGATTACTGAAAATCTGATGGCCTCGCGATAGCGAGGCCTCAGCTCTGAAAGGACTTTGTTAGCATATGGAACAAAGAGAGAACCAAGGTCGGCCAAGGGACAGAACATTTATTCTCGCCCAGAAATGCGAGGATATGATCCTTTACGGGTATAAGGCCTTACAACAGTTTCCCAAGTCGGAAAAGCACACCCTTGCCGCTGAGATGAAGAGATGCATGATCAATCTCCAGCGGCTGATTATTACGGCCAACATGCGCTACTACAAAAAGAACACTCTGGAAGAATTGGACATAGAGAAGGCCGTCTTAATGTTTTATCTTCGCCTCTCCAGACGCCTCGGGTTTCTACCACCCAAAAAGTATGAGATTTGGGCCGGTATGCTCGAGGAAATTGGGCGGCTAATCGGTGGTTGGTTTAAGTCTATTAGGAAGTAACCTTATTTGGGGCCTGAACTGACTATGTGCGGGCTGCCCTCCGTGGTGGGAACTGGAACAATGGCTCGAATGCCCGGGCGGGGTTCTCGTTGAACCTGAACAATCTGCCGTCGAACGCGAACATCAACATCGGCTTCCGCGCCGCTTCGCCTAACTGTGCCAGAAGGCGGGGTCCTACTGGGACAACGTCCAGTGCTTTAGGCAAAGGAGTTCAGGTCCCTGTCGCGCCGGAAGCCGGCCGGCAAAAAACATAAACAGGCAGTTCATGGCCAGTAGGTTTGCGACCGTCATGGGCTGCCGCCCTCATAAGGGGGGGTGAAAAAATAGCCAAAACATATACGAACCTTTACCCAAGGATTTACGACTTTCAAAATCTTGAGCTGGCTTACATGAAGGCTAGAAGGGGCAAGCGCTTCCAGGATGAGGTGCTGAAATTTTCCTTTAACTTAGAAAGCAACCTCATTCAGATACAGAACGAGCTCATTTATAAGACGTTCAGAACGGGGAGATACCGGTATTTCTGGGTTAATGACCCCAAAAAACGCCTGGTGGCCGCACTTCCATTCAAAGACAGGGTGGTCCAGCATGCCTTGTGCAACGTCATTGAACCGATTTTTGAGGAAAGGTTTATTTACGACAGTTATGCCTGTCGTGTTGGCCGGGGCATTCATGCGGGTGCAGATCGGGTTACTCAGTTTCTCCGGGTAGCTCAACGGAAATGGGATAAAGTTTATTGTTTAAAGGCTGACGTGTCACAATATTTTCCGAGCATTAACCACTCAATCCTGAAAGCCATCATAAGGAAGCGCATAGCTTGCTCAGATACCTTGTGGTTGATTGACGAGATCATCGATAGCGGGGGTGATGGTAGCGACTGCCCGAGAGGCCTGCCGATTGGAAACCTCACGTCTCAGTTGTGGGCCAATGTCTACCTGGACCAATTGGACCACTTCGTGAAGGAGGTTCTCCAGGAGCCTTATTACGTCCGCTATATGGACGATTTTGTTATCCTGGGCGGGGACAAGGGCCACTTGTGGCAGGTTAAGCGAGAAATTGAGGCTTTCCTTGCCGATAAGCTCGACCTGCGGCTGAATAGTAAAACCGGCATCTGGCCAATAAGCCAAGGCATTGACTTCCTTGGATATCGCATCTGGCCCACGCATCGATTGGTCAGGAAGTCGAGTATCAAGAGGATGAAGCGAAAGCTCAAAGCATTCCAACGGAAGTACCGCGAAGGCCGGATCGACCTTGAAAAGATCAATGCTACCATCCAGTCATGGTTAGGCCATGTAAGTCATGCTGACAGTTATAATTTGCGGCGGAAGCTGCTGGAGGCATTCGTTTTGACTAAAGGAGGAGATGCAAATGAGGAAAGTGACAGTCACCCCAGGAGGTGACGTCTATGCCGGGTCCTGAAATTGCACAATACGGCCTTGCTATGTTTGCAGTAGCGGGGTTGATTTTTTTGGTTGATAGGTGGATTAAACAAAAAAGCGACAATGACTTGGCCGAGGTAGTTAAGAATAACACCAAGGCCCTTGAGAACCTGACAACATTAATACAGGTGAACCTTGCACGCCAGGAGGCAAAGATTGACGAACTCCTGGAAAGGGCAAGGCGTTAAAATGGGAAGGAGTGATAATCTATGCCAGATAGCCTTTTTACTTTTGACGCCCTTGCTACACTGGCCGGAGCTTCTTTGCTGACGTATCTCGTGGTGCAATATACAAAGGCCCTGGTTGACCGGGTTTTGTCGCTTCCTACGGACATCTATGCGGTATTCATCGGGGCTTTAATCTTGACTTTGGCTCAACTGGCTACCGGAGCAGATCCGGCTGATTGGCGGGTGTATGTGTTGAGCCTTGCAAACGGTTTCTTGGTAGCGGCTACCGCAGGTAAGTTGAACGATGCAGCATTGAAGCCTCCTAAACCGAAACCGCCAATAGATGATACGGAAGCGGGGATGTAGCATGGTTAGGATTAAACAGGATTTTATACCTCAAGGACGCCGTAACAGGCCGGGATACTTCATGAAACCGGCCTATATTACCATTCATGACACGGCTAACCCAAACAAAGGAGCCGATGCCGAAGCTCATGCCAGGTACCTAAAAAGTAATGCTGCTGCCCGCGCCCCGGTAAGCTGGCACTTTACGGTAGACGACCACCAGGCCATACAGCACTTACCACTTAACGAAAACGGCTGGCACTGTACCGATGGCCACGACGGACCCGGGAACCGCACCAGCATCGGAGTGGAGATTTGCGAGAACAGCGACGGCAATCGCGCCAAGGCAGAGAGCAACGCAGCTGAATTGGTGGCACATTTACTCCAGAAGTTAAATCTGAGTATTGACAGGGTGGTTCAGCACCATCATTGGTACAACAAAAACTGTCCTCATATTCTCCGCGGCCGACCCGGCGGATGGGAAGGCTTCCTGGCTGCTGTGAAATCGTATATGCCTGAAACCAGGAAAGAGAGAGAGGCTCTTACGCCCATCATGGGTGAACCCGAGGCAACAAAAGAACAGGCTCGCGTCTGGCTTCAACATAAAGCCCCGGACTGGGTATTGATGGCCGACCTGTACTGGTCAATTGCTCCCAGGTACAATATCAGGCCCGATGTGGCTTTGTGCCAAGCATGCAAGGAAACTGGTTTCTTCAGGTTTGGCGGTCTTGTTAAGCCTGAGCAAAATAATTTTTGTGGCTTAGGCGCAACCGGAAAAGCCGCAACGGGTAATGAACCTCTTCGTGGTGCCGACCCTGAAAGGGTCCGCTTTGAAAAAGGTGTTCATGGGGCTATTTTTGTAGATAGAGCTACCGGCGTTGAAGCCCATATTCAGCATCTCTATGCATACGCTACTACAGAGCCGCTGCCAATGGGAATGCAGAAAGTGGACCCCCGCTTCGATTTGGTGCATCGGGGAAGTGCATCTTACGTAGAACATTTGGGAGCTGCAGAGAACCCGACAGGTGTAGGCTGGGCATATCCAGGACACGGGTATGGAAAAAGTATAGTACAGGACTATTTAGCGGATTTATTAAAAACAGAACTGCCAATTGGACCACATGATAGCGAGAGATTGGCTGTACTGAAAGCCGAAAATCAGCAACTGAGAAAGCAACTTGAGGCTACTGTGGCTGAAAACAGTCAATTGCGCAGTACATTAGAGCAAATCATTAGCATAGCAAAAGAAAGAATAGAATGATAGGAACGGCGTATCAACTGCCCTGGGGATATCCCCAGGGCTTTTTTATTGAGCTGCAACTTTTACTCATCCAAAATTGCCAAATACGAGTTAAGTACGGTAAAATATCGATTAAGGGGTTGGTGTTTATCTTGTTCCCAGCTGCGGAGTGTTTTCGGATCCACACCTATGGCCTGGGCCATTTCCTTCTTCGTGAGGCCATGATATAGGCGGGCTTTGGTAATCCGCTGGCCCAGAGTGTTCTCTGGCAGTTTCTCAAAACAGCCAAGGTAAGCTATAGAGACGCCCAGGGCCTTAGCCAGTGTTCGTAAGTTGGGCAACGCAGCATTGAATTTATCCGCCTCCAGGCGGCTTAAGGCTGTAACGGATAGGCCAGTGGCCGCAGACAGGTCGCGGATGGTCATATTCTTCGCCACCCTGGCCTGCCTTAAACGAGCACCAGGACTATCTCCTGACCATTGGTGGCCCAATAACCATGGCGGCATCTTTGCCCGTCGAACAACAGAAAGGTCAAGGATATTCTCTGCACGCTTGGCGGTTCGTGTAACAACCTTGGAGAAAGTATATCGAGCGGTAACTACTGCCCGGGGACGCCCATTGTCTCCGGGTTTTGTGTCTACGATTATTTCCTTCACCAGTGCTCGGACGATTTCCCGACGCACTTCAAATGGCGGATTAGCCTCCAGTTTCGCTTTAAGGTCAGCCAGTAGTTCCTCGGCGGTGTCAAACTGTCGGGCTAGCCCTTCCTCGGCCTCGATTTGCTTTTCCAGGTCACGGGCTCGCTGGTTCAGAGATGCCTTTTCTCGGGCAATCTGCTGCAGCTGCTGTTCTACGTCCACACTTCCAATAATGCGCTTTCTGTAAAGGTCGAGGATGCTTTGCTTCTCGGCCTCTTTTTCTTTGGCGGCGTTCTTGACCATTTCCAGTTCTGCGGTCAGGGCTGCCTTTTGCGACTTCCTTTCCTCCATACTGGCAGCCAGTTCTTTAATCGCATCGCCAGGGTTATTAATAAAATCCACGCAGGCCTGCCACACCAAGTCCTCGATCCAGTCCTGAGGGACGTTCTTTGATGTACACTTCCCGCCCAGAGGGCCACGGTAGGCCGTTTTGCCGCCGCAGACGTAGTAAGCCTTAGGTTTGCCTCCAGGGCCACTGTAGGCTGTGCCGTGGTAGGTCAGGCCGCAGACCCCGCACTTGATAAGCCCACGTAGCAGGTATTGCCGCTTGGCATTCTTCATGGCCTCCAGCTGGTTATCCCGGAGGACCTTCTGGGCCCTTTCCCAGATGTCCTTGGTTACGATGGCAGGGACCTCCCTGGGTATCAACTCGCGTTTCTTTTTGGTACGCTTGCCATAGTAGTGGATTCCCTTATATGTGGTGTTTACTACCATATTCCTAATTCTCCCTGGCCTCCAGATGCCAGCAGTGTTGACCTTTCGCTTTCCTCTCTTTATTTGCCGGCCGTCCTTGGTGTAAGAGGGTGGCACACCAAGGGCATTCAGGTAATCTGCCACCTTAATGGTGGAATATCCTTGGTCAGCAATGAGGTGGTATATCAACCGCACCACGCCAGCCTCGCTCATGTCCATGCCAGGGAGGGGGTCCTCATTGACTTCCAAATAGCCCTCATCATTAACCCGGTATCCATATGGCACGATTCCACCCAGCCATTTCCCGGCGCGGGCAGCACGGTTGGCGCCGTACCACATGCGTTCGAGGATAGTCTCGCGCTCCAGGTCGGCTACGCCAGCCAAGACCGTCAAAAGAAAACGACCGTTAGGGTCGCCAGTGTCAAAAGGTTCTGTCATGCTACGGATTTTTACACCATACTGCTCCAGCTCATAGACGGCATTGAGGATAATGCGAGCAGATCGTCCTAAGCGGTCAAGTCGGTATATCAGGAGCAGCTCAAACCGGCCAGCCTTGGCGTCTTCCAGGAGGCGACGTCCTTCATCCCGCATCTCCAGCGGGATGGTTCCTGTCACACCGTCATCCTGATACCATTCCACAACGTCCAACTCATGAAGGTCACAGTATTTCCGGGCAAACTCTAGCTGGTTCTCAATGGTCCCGCGCTCAGCCTGGTCCTCGCTGCTTACGCGGGCATAGACCGCTACCCTCATTTTTTCACCCCCTTGTATTTCAGGTATTCCGATAAAATCTGTTCGATCCATTGTTTAGTCTGGTCATATCTTTGCTGCAGTTCTTCATCGCTCAAATTGCACTGTGTGGCGTGATATAAATTCCCAGTGCGCTTGCCACTCCGCACCTTGTCCAGCTTCCTACAGATAACCTCATAACGATGATGGTGAACATAAAGGAAATGGACATGGTGGAATTTTTTATCCGTCCATCGAATGAACCTGTTAAAGACTGGATCATTGCGCTCGCGGTTATATGTCAGGCAATAGAAAGGGCGGTCCTCAAGAATGCGGTTGTAAATATTGACATATTCTTCCCAGTGATCAGCCTTATCCAGTAGTCTCAAAAGAAAATCAAGCAGCTTCATTTCGTATTGCTCATAGGTTTCTCTGTCAAAAGCAGCTTTTTTAGTTTCGAGGTAATAAAGCAACATGCCCACGGTATTAAGCGCGTTCTCGTAATCTCGTGTGGCCATTACGAGCCATTGAACAGATGGCCACACAGGATCAGACAATAAGACCTTGAACTTTCGTTCAAAGTCCCCATCCAGAATTAAAGAATTTTGCATGCCCATATCACATAACCATCGTCTGTAGTTTATCCCGGATATCCGGCAAGGACATGCGGAAGTCCACCATGTCCTCTGTCACGTCGAAAAAGTCAGCCAGTTCCCAACGCTCGTAAATGCCTTTTCTAAAGGCAAGACGGAGCTTGTCCAGGGGCATCAGGTGCAAAGCGGCCCAGCGCATAGCGCGGTATTCCACTCGACTGACCTCCAGACGGTCGCGGTAGTGGAAGAAAGTTCTGGGGATGGCCGTCCCTGCGCTGGTGAAATGGTGTCCTAATTCTTCAGCCAACACGCAGCGAAAATGCGCCCTGCGCCCAAAAAGAGAGTTTGCTAGTCCGATAACCGGAGGCAACCCGGGGAAAGACCAATAAACCGCCTCTAAAGGCGGCCGAAAGTCCCAATACTCAACGACGATTCCATGCTCGTCCGCCATTTTCAGCAGCGAGAACGGCATGGTTATTCCCTTCCTTTACCGTACTTCCTTAAGATGAATTCCTTAAATTCTTCGAGGGACTTCCTGGCTTCCTCGGGGAGTTCGGACATCGGGTCATCTGTTCGGTGGGCGGCGATGGTCTCAATACCTTTATTAGATTTTTCCTTGTTGAGCTTATAACTTCCGTCTATTTTCTTGGTGCCGTCTAATACGGTGCGACCAAGGAGATAATCAACTGAAACATTAAAAAGATCAGCTATACGGATTAATGTTTCGTAATCAGGCTGACGCTTGCCAGATTCATAAAAAGATATTGTCGATTCCCCTATCGATAATAATTTTGCTAGTTCCGCCTGAGTTAACCCTTTTTCTTTTCTTAGCTGTCGCAATCGATTCCCAAAATTCAAGATTATCACCACCTAATAATATTATACCTTGCAAATAGCAAAGTTTACAGATGGCAAGAACAAACTTTGCAAAAACGAAATTTTCTCTTGACAAAATGCAAAGTCAAGTTTATAATTAAATCAGAACTTGGCGATCAGCAAAGTTGACGGAGGTGAGGATATGAATAAGTTAAAACAATTCCGCGAAGAAGCTGGTTTGACACAGAAGCAAATGGCCGAAAAACTCGGTGTTTCAGAAAGTTACTATTGCCAGCTCGAAAACAACAAGAGACGAATGTCTCTACAGATAGCCTTAGACATTGCAGCTATTTTGAAAAAAACACCGAACGATATTTTTTTACCCAGTAACTTTGCGGAACGCCAAGAACAAAGCAAAGATTCGGACATCCTGAATGCTACTGGAACCGAATGATTGGGGGTGTAAATAGTGCACGACAATATGTTTGAGTACGAGAACCACTACGCGATGAAAAAGAACCGTATCAAAGTGTTAGAAAAAAAACGACTTTACATGCCGATACTGTGGCGAAACTGCTACAGAAGTTCATCATAAAGACGGATCTAAAAGTAACCACGCACCGGAAAATCTAGTTCCAGTATGCCACAGATGCCATATGAAAATTCACGCAGCCAAAAACAAAGGCCCCCGATGGGACACCGAAATGATTTTAGTTGCCATGATGCAGCGCGGATTAGACAAAGGCGATTTGGCAGATCGAGCAGGTATTACTCGCCAGACCATAACCAGGTTGTTAAAAACGGGCTTAACCAAGAATAGCACCATGAAACGCATTGCTGACATCTTGGGGTATCCAGTTGAAGCCTTCCTGCTGCCAGAAGCGGCTTCCAAACTCAGACAACTTGAGAATAAAGCAACAACAATCAATATTATCAAGCTAACTATTGAATCCAAATTGGGAAAGGTTAAAGACCCTGTTCTCCATAAACGCTACCACATTTGGATTGCTAATGATATAAGGAGACACTTTGGAGTTAAGTCTTACTTTGATATTCCCAAAGAACGTGTTAGCGAAGCAATCGAGTTTATTAACCAATGGAAAATTCCTGGAATAAACAACAAACAATCTGCCGCCTCCGAGGCCGTGAACTAGTAGTGCAAGGAGGTGATACCCGTGTTAATTCAGGAGGCAGCCGCTACTGCCCGCGCAGAGGCCCTGGCACACATCCA